ATAGGCCAGCTACCTCTGTTGCCGACGCATGATCACTTCCCGTGCAGATTATCGTCAAACGGCTGTGGCGTCTGCTGGTCGGGCTGGTGCAGGCGGGACGAGGCAGCCGCAGAACCACTATCTCCCGCCCCACCTGCGCGAGGTGTGCGACCTCCTCGCCCGCGGCCTGGTACGGCTTCGTGCTAACGATGCCGAATCAGCGCCAGATCATGGCGATGCAGGCCTGGGGATCAATCCTCCTTCCGCAGTTCCGGATAGGCCGGCAGGCCGTCGTCGACGCGCACCCAGCTCAGCTGCGTCGCCGTCCGTGTATGGTCAGCGGGCGGCATCGCCTCGGGATCGTCGAGGCTCACCGTCGTGATGTCGATCTCATCGGGCGCGTGTCGCGCCTCGAAGGTCAGTGGTGTGCCGCAGCGGGGGCAGAAGCTTCGCACTGCGTCTGCGCTGGAGGCGAACCTGGTCGGCTCGCCAGCGACCACCCGGTACTGGGCGCGGCGTACGCTGAACCAGGCGACCATCGGTGAACCCGCAACCTTCCGGCACATGGCGCAGTGGCAGATCGTCGCGTGGAAGGGTGTTCCGCCGGCTTCATACCGAACGTATCCGCAGAAGCATCCGCCTTGCAGCATGCTGGGCATCTCCCAATCGGTAACTGGTGCGCCGATCGATAAGCGCGTGGTTGGGACATCAGTTTCCACACCATCGCCGTGTTTGCCAGCGCTGCGACTCCGCAACCGCACTGCCGAGGACTTCGACCGCGACCTCGGGGTCGACGGAGAGAGTTCGCTACACTTCTCCGCCCACCAGAGCGTGCATGCGGACCCCTTGGACAGGAGTTCCGCATGACGCGCCGATCGACTGCTGCCGACGCCATCGAGCCTGTTGCGTTGCCGATCACAAGCTTTCCGCGCGACCAGGTGCTTGGTCGCCTCGCCTGGATCCAGACCGCACCGATCGCCGAACTCAAAAACGAATGGCGCCGGCTGTATGGCAAGGAGCCACCGCCGTTCAGTCGCAGCTACATCACCAGCCGGCTCGCTTATCGCATCCAGGAACTGGCCTATGGCGGTTTGAAGCCGGAGACGCGGGCGCGGCTTGAGGCGCTGGGCGAGCAGCTGGATGGCGGGAACGTCGTGCTCCGGCGGATCCGCGCCGACAGCCGGCCGCTGCCAGGCACGCGGCTGATCCGCGAGCACGACGGCGTCCAGCATGTTGTCACCGTGCGGCCAGACGACTTCGAGTATGAGGGACGGCCGTATCGGTCGCTCTCCGCCATCGCACGGCACATCACGGGGACGCGGTGGAACGGCTGGACCTTCTTCGGGCTGCGGCCGACCGGAGGTGCGGCATGAGCCGGAAGAAGGCGCCCGCCGACGCCGTGATGCCGGCCACCACGAAGAAACTGCGCTGCGCCGTCTATACGCGAAAATCCACCGACGAGGGGCTGGACCGTGAGTTCAACACCCTCGACGCCCAGCGTGACGCCTGCGAGGCGTATGTCGCCTCTCAGAAGGCCGAGGGCTGGCTCCTGGTGCGTGACCGCTACAACGATGGCGGGTTCTCCGGCGGCACGCTGGAGCGGCCTGCATTGCGCCGCCTGCTGGCCGACATCCAGCAGGGCAAGGTCGATGTCATCGTCGTCTACAAGATCGACCGCCTGTCCCGCTCGCTGATGGATTTCGCCAAGCTGGTCGAGACCATGGAGGCGCATGGCGTCACTTTCGTCTCGGTCACGCAGTCGTTCAACACGACCACGTCCATGGGTCGGCTGACGCTGAACATCCTGCTCAGCTTTGCCCAGTTCGAACGCGAGGTGATCGGGGAGCGCATCCGGGACAAATTCGCAGCCTCTCGCGCGCGCGGCATGTGGATGGGGGGAAGGGTGCCTCTGGGGTACGATGTCCACAACCGTAAGTTGGTGGTCAATGATGCCGAAGCCGCGGTGGTTCGGCGGGTCTTTGAAGCCGTTATTGCCAAGGAATCCGGGCCAGAGGCGGCAGTGTACCTGCGGGAAGCAGGGGCGAAGACCAAATCAGGCCGTCTCATGGATCGAGGCGATATCTACAAACTTATCCACAATCAAACCTATCTCGGATACGCAACGCATAAGGGCAATATCTACCGCGGCGAGCACGAGGCCATCGTGACGCGAGAGCTGTGGGATCGGGCCCATGCGATCCTGCGGGTCAGCCCACGCACCCGTGCCGCGCAGAACCGCCAGCAGGCACCCGCGCTGCTGAAGGGCCTTCTCTACGGGGTCGACGGGCGTGCGCTATCGCCGACGCACACCAGGAAGGGCGGCCGGATGTATCGCTACTACGTGGCGCAGCGTGTGATGAAGGGCGGCGCCACCGGCGACACCAGCATTGTGCGGCGGATCTCTGCGGCGCAGATCGAGGCAGCGGTGATGAGCCAGGTCTGCGCACTGCTGCGGCAGCAGGAAGTAGTGGTAGGCACATGGCTCGCGGCGAGGAAGGAGACGCCCGACGTGACGGAGCGAGAGGTCCGCGATGCACTGCATCGGCTCGATCCGCTGTGGGAGGAACTGTTCCCCGCCGAGCAGGCCCGGATCGTACGGGCGCTGGTGGAGCGTGTCGTGGTCGGGCCTGCCGGCGCCGACATCCGCCTGCGGGTCGAAGGGCTGGCCGGTCTCGTCCGCGACCTCACTGCCATCTCGCCCGCAGTGCTGGAGGCTGCGGCATGACGACCGCCACCAGCATCACCGTCCGGGTACCGCTGAAGATCCGGCGGCGGCCGGGGCGGAAGACGGTGGTCACGGCGGTATCTCTGGGAAGCGATGACAACGTGATCCCGACGCGCGCTGATCCGGCGGTGGTGAAGGCCCTGGCACGGGCGTTCCGGTACCAGAGGCTGCTGGACGCGGGGAGGTATGCCTCAATCACCGAGATGGCGGCCGCGGAGCGGGTTGAGCGGGGATACCTGGGCAGCCTGCTACGGCTGACGCTGCTGGCCCCGGATATCGTGGGCTTGGCACTGGACGGGCAAATGCCCTGCGGCTTGGACTTGCCACAGTTGCTTGCGCCCAGTCCGTTGGAATGGGCGGTGCAGCGCGAGACGCTTGCCAACGCAGAATTCCGGCTTTCTGGTAACCAACAGCAGACCCGTAGACCGGCGTAGTCGGGCGAAGTCAGCTGAGCTTCAGCCCAGCCCCTGCTGTGGCAGAATCAGGAACTTCTCCCCCGTGGCGCGCCGACAATAGGCTCGCATGATTTCCGGCCGCAGCGCCTGGGCAAGTGAGATTTCCGCGGTGTAGTGGCTGGCGAATGTGGTCTTCAGCTCGGCGGCCACGCGGGCGCGCAGCCTTGCCTCCGTTGCCGTGCCCAGCTTCTTCAGCGCTGGCCTCAGCAGCCAGCCGCACAGTCCCCAGGCGAAACCAAGCGGCGCGCGTTCGAAGGTGGTAGGCCCGGTATTGAGTCGGCCGTACAGGTAAACCTGCTTGTGCCGATCCGAGCCGTAGTGGTGATAGCCGCTGGCGGCCTGTCGCGCTGCGGCCTCCATGGCAGCCAAGATCTGCCCAGCCAATGGTCCGCCGCCCACGGCGTCGAAGCCCAGCGTGGCACCGGTCTCTGCCAGTGCCGCGGTCAGTACCGCTGTGCAGTCGGAGGCGGTGCTATCCACGACATGGGTGGCGCCTTGGCCCCGAAGCAGTGCCGCCTGTTGCGCGGTGCGCACGATGTTCACCAAGCCAATGCCGTCGGCACGGCAGATGCGATTCAACATCTGGCCGAGGTTGGAGGCCGCGGCGGTGTGCACCAGGGCGGTATGGCCTTCCTGGCGCATCGTCTCCACGAAGCCCAGCGCCGTCATCGGATTGACGTACCAGGAGGCGCCATCGCGCGGCGTTGTCCCCGCGGGTAGTACCAGGCATTCGGCCGCCTTCACGCGGCGGTACTGCGCCCACATCGCCCCGCCGAACACCGCGACCCGCTGGTCGAGCAAGTCAACGACATCAGCGCCGGCCCGCACCACTGTGCCCGCGCCTTCATTCCCCACCGGAAGCGAGGCATCCAGCCGTGCGGCGATGGCCGGCAGTGCCGCCGTCGGCACCTGCACGCGCACAACAGCCTTTGCTCCCGCCCCGGAGAATTCGGCCGCATCAAGCGCGGCCGGCCCCAACAGAACGCCGATGTCCGAGGGATTGATCGGCGTTGCCTCGACCCGAACGATGATCTCATCGGCTGCTGGTTCTGGCACCACCGCGTCATGCAGAGAAAGTTCGAGCACCCCGCCCCTGCTGATAAGCGAGCGCAGTTCCAGACCGCGCAACTCGTCGTGCTTCACCATGTTGCGTTCCCCGTGATGTCCGGATCGAACCTGAGGATACCGCCCAGTCGGCGGTTCATTCGGCACGACAGCCCCGCCCGCACAGGCGATGGCGTGTCGTTTCCGATACCGCCATCCGGTGGCTCAGTAGGTTCCGGCTTTTGCTGGCTGCGGCGCCGGGGCCGCTGCCGCTTCACCCTTCAGCATGGTGCGCATGCCAGCGCCGTTGGTGCGCCACCAGTCGTACAGAATCCGCACATCCCAGCCGATGCAGAAGTGCTTTACACCCATCTCCAGATACGGCTTCGCGCCCGAGATGTCTGCCAGTTCGACGCGTGGATGCTTGCCCATTCTCAGCGCGGTTTCGATAGTCTTGCGCTCCGCCTTCACGACATCCGGGTGCGATCGCTGCCCCGTCAGCCCCAGGCTCATCGAATAATCGGAGGACCCGAACTGCACCATGTCGATGCCTGGGACCGACAGGATGGCCTCCAGGTTCTCCACGCATTCGCGCTTCTCGACCATGATGGCGATCACCACCTCATTCAGCGCATCGACATAGGCCGGTGAGCCGCCCTCCAGCACGGTGCCCACATCGCGTCGCATGCCAACACCAAGCCGCCCGCCGGTGCCGGGGGTTTCGGCGCGCACTGCGGCGACGCACAACTCGGCGTCGGCCACCGTTCGGATATCGGCGAACAGTACGCTCTGAAAGCCCGATCCGATCGCCCGCATCGCTTGATGCGCGTACTGCTTCTGCTCGACCTTGATCATGCCGCCGAGGTTCTTCAACTCGAAGGCCCGGCCAAGATTGTCGAGGTCATGCATGGTGAATGGCGCGTACTCGGCAGTGAACTCGACATAGTCGTAGTTTCCGGCGTCGCCGATCAGTTCGATGAGCGTGGGCCAGCTGGACAGGATGTGTGTGCCGATCGTCGGTTCCCCGGCGTCGAGCTTCTGGCGCAAGCGATTTGGCCGCATGGTGCCGTTTCCTCAGATTATTCGGACGGTGACCACAAGTGTCGTTCGATCAGGTCACGCGCGCAACCTGGCACTGTGCGAGTGCCACTGAAGATACGACGGCGGCCGGGGTAGAATACGGTGGTTACGCCGGTATCTCTGGGAGCCAATAACGACATGATCCCGTCACGGGCACATCCGCCGCTGATGAAGGAGCTGGCGCCGGCATTCAAGTATCAGCGGCTGCTCGACGAAGGGAGGAATGCCTCCATCAGCGAGATGGCGGCGGCGGAGCGGATCGAGCGGGGGTATCTCGGCAGCCTGCTGCGGTTGACCCTATTGGCGCCTGCGTTGGTCGAGGAACTGTTGGACGGAGCGTCGGGACCCGAATTCAGCCTTCCCGAACTGCTTCAACCATTTCCCGAAATCTGGGAACACCAGCGCGAGCTGTTGGCGCCACGGCGACATCTGCGCTCGGGATCGCTTTGCGCTGTTACCTGGCGTTCAGTGAAGAAAACCTAGCAGCTGAAATGCTGCTCGATCAATAACACCGCTCTCAGTTACGAGCTGCGCTCAAATCCCGCAACTCGTATGACCAAGTCACTCCCGTGGGCGGGGTTTCGGTTTCGACGTAGCGGTCGGGCATGCGGCAGACGAGCGTGAAGTCTGGGCGGACGAGTGCCGCCAAACCAAGCCCGAGTGCATGAGGCTTTGTTCCCATGCACAAGCCAACCTCCTTATAACGCCCCCCTCGGTCGAGAAGTTCGACCACTTGCAAAGCAACCGCCGCAGCGTCGCCCGCCGGGCATCTAAGGATTTCCTGCTCCTGCAAATCAAGATTGTTGGCAAGGGACTTCGCCTCTCGCTCACTCTGCTCCCCGTATTCCGCCGAGAAGCCGGGGTAAGGGGTTATCAGCGTATGGCGCTCGGCTTCGTAGAGACGAATGAGCTTTCTTGCCTGGAAGGTTTCAAAGCCGATTGAGGCCAAAATCTCGACCTTCTTATCCGGCGACCAGCGTCCCTCAAGGAAAGGCACCTGAAGAGAGCGCCAGGATCCATCGGTGAACGCATGCTGTGGTGCTAGGGACGCGTTCCCGTCCGATGGAGCATACCGTCCCTCCGCGTAAAAAAACTTCAGCGACCGCACAGAACCGGACGAGAGACAGAACCCTAGCAGCGTCAGCATGTAGTATTTTGGGAGGCAGCTAACGTCGACGACTACGTCCAGAGCGCGGCCGAGTTCCTGGCGCGCCGATAACACCAGACTCGTGATCATGTCCCGCCAGTTGTCCACCGCGGATGTCGGACGACGGGCCAAATCCACCATCTTGACCGCGTGGTCCGCAGCAAAGCGCGAAAGAGCTGCATCGTGCTCTGGCCGTCTGCCTGATGTGCCTTCCTCCGCGAACTTCACAACTGCAGCGATCGCGTATGCTCCGTGCTTCACGCTAGCGATCTCGAGGCAGCGGCGTTCCCAACTGGACGAGAGGATCAGTAAGTCACCAGAGGCCTCGTGGCTCTCGCTTAACGCTTGCGTCTGCCTCAGCTCGAGGTGGGCCTTCCTCCAGACAGCATTAGAGGGCGCGGCCGGTGCTGCATTTGGCACTTTTAGAGCAGCCTCGGATGATCGGGCGTGTCCCGCAGTATCCGCGTGTAAGCTCGATTCACCGCCTCGTCGACCTGCACGTCTGATGTCGCGTCGCATACCTCCGCGAATTCTTCCATTGGCATCTTAAGCACACCGTAGGGCCCTCGGTGCGAAAACCCGAAGTGGGCGGCGAATCGCCGGTGCAAGTGAAAGGTAAGATCTTGTTCGTCGTGACCTTCTCCAACCAGCCCCTGTCGAGCCGGCCTGAGAAGCCCGTCTGCCTCACAGCGCCGCAGCAGGCGCGTTATAAACAAACCCCTGTCCGCATGAGGGGTCCGTGCGCGCGCGAGCGCCTCGACATCAAAATGAAAGTTGCCCCGCTCTGGTGTCGATAGTGTGGATGTCGATGCGTGGTTAGACTGCAATCTGGCTGTCAGCTTGCCAATGAACTCAAGTGCGCGCTCGGCTTCGGTCGCATCACGCTCAAAGTTGTTACGTATTCCGTCGAACTTGGCCTTGCTCGACGCGCGCACGCCCTCAAGCTGCGTGTCTGCCGACAGGGGCCTGCTTCGACGCTGCAGGTCAGATAGGGTGCTCAACTCACCCCGAACGACCGCCTCTTCGAACACTGCTCCCATTATCTCGAGATAGTCGCGGATGCAGGTGTCGGCCATGTTGATGATGGTGCGCGCGCCTACATAAGGAATCCGGCTCAGCCGAAACTCCGAGAAAATGGCGAGTAAGCCCGCCATCTGTTTACGGCGCATGTAAGCGTCGAATACCTTATCTGAAGCGTCTTGGAGCCGCTCACCAAGCTTTTCTAAGACATAGGTCTCGTAGATTGGTGGCGCCTGGCGCTTAGGAGCAAAAGCCGACTTGCGGCTACGCTCAATCAGCGCGGCGAACTCATTCGAGAGCGAATGCTTGCCTGCCTCGATGAGCGCCTCATTTACATTCAGGGCGCCAAGGAGGCTGATGAGCCGAAAATAGTCACGCGGCAGGTCACGCAAGGGCACATTCTGGCTCGAGCTGTCCGAGTAATAAATGCGCAGGAGCGCTACGCTTTCGCAAAGGCGATAGAACTGCTTACCGTCAATCTCGTCGAGGTGTAGCTGGGCGCGGTCGGCGTCGCTAAGAGTCTGATTATGCTGGATCGTATTGGTTGAGTCGTAATCAACCGAAACAAAACTGATCACCCAGAACAATGGATGTCGCGAGTTCCGTACCATCGTATTTAAAAATCGTTGCTGCAGGGGTTTAAGCGTCTCGCAGTCGTCAATGCATATCTTGACGTGAAAATCGGGGGAGCAGACACCCTCCTCCGTACAGGCAAGTTCACGCATTGACGTTGCAAGGTCGTTGATGAATACCCCAGGTTGCGTAGGCAGCACGTGCTCTAGGGCTTGGCCGAGCAGACCACGCGTCATGAGGACATTAAGACGCTGATGCGCGTCGCGGAACACCACTGAGAGATCGTCAAGTCCGTGACAAGCCTCCGGTCGGTTAACGCGCAGCGCGGGATAGCGAGACAGCAGTCCTAAGGTCAAAGCCTGCTCCTGCTCAAACGAGTAGTGGAAGCGGCTAGCGGCCCGAAGCGAAGCAATCGCCTCGCACAGAAGTTGAGCGGATACGAACTCAATCAATTGCGCGAAAAGCGTATGCCCAACGGCTTCCGGGCTAGGGCTTTCGGGGAAAGCTTTCGCCCAGTCGATCAGACCGATTGCGCTGGCAAGATAATCCGGTAGCCGGAAATAGATTGCGACGTAATCGGGCGCGCTTGAGCCAAGCTGATCCCGCACAGTCGGATTGTGCAGGCGCTCTCGCCAATTTATCGCCTTCAGCAAACTGGTTTTCCCGCTACCCCTCGTGCCCGCTACGTACGCCGACTTGAGAGCCTCCAACCGTCGGACATCGGGAGAGATCCAAATGAGTGGGTGCTGTTCGTGCTCGAATCGAGTTGGGCGAAATGGGTTCCTGATATCTGTCATACTGCCCTCGCGACCCGCCAATGGTTCCTCGGTCGATCGGAGTTGTGCACTTGAAGCAGACCCAGCCAGCGCAACTCCTCAATGACATCGTAAAGTGTCTGAGCAGCCCAACCCGTAGCTGACAATAAGTCCGTGGGATAACTGACCTGATCTGGGGAAAGCCTGCGCATCAGCTCACGGCCGTTCGCGCTGACCATTCCGAGTCCCTCGGCACCACCCCATATCGCGATCGGCTGGGGCGGAAGACGCTCCACATGGCTCCCGGATCTCCGATGCCTGGTCACTTGGCATCCGAGTGGCACGCCGTCCTCGTTGTGGGCGATCGTCACCACATTGAACCCGTCTCGGAGTATTGGCGCAGAAATCGAAATTATGGCGCTTCGCGGATGGCTCGGCGATCGGATGATCTCCACAGGATCATCGTGGAGATGGCCATGAAGGAAGATGATCGGTCGATTCAGCATAAGGAGGCCTGCGCGAATTGATCCTGCGTTGATGAGTTCGGAGTACGGCGCGATCCGAGGAGTCGTCTGGGGCAGTATGTTATGGTGAGCGCAGATCACCGGCATCGCAGTTTCAGGAAGCCCTGAGATCGCTTCCCGGAGCTGCCTCAACGTAGCGTCGTCGATCGCCGGCGTGTCTATTCCCTCATAGATCTCATCAAGCTGCGCCTGACTCCCGCCCTCCCGCAGGATCCGTTCGATCTCTGGACCGGCAAGCTTGGCCAGCAATCCGCCGAGGAGGCGCACCTGACCACACCCTCGGGAACTGTTGATGCCATACACGCGAAGCTCGGCCGCGGACGCTTCGCCAAAAACCAGCTCTTCGGGTTGAAGGACGCTGGCGCACGGGAAACCTGCGTTCTGGATGGCCACGTTAATGTCGTGGTAGCGGTCTTCCGTTTCCGGGTCCTTCTTTCGGTCAACGTCATGGTTGCCGATGAGGAGTTGACATGTCGGTGCCGATCCAGGCCCCCAGTTTGTAGGGAAAAGCCCGCGTAGATAGTTGAGGCAGTCATTCAAGCCTTGAGTGTCGCCGCGGTTGGTGAAATCACCCATGAAGGCCACCACTTCGGGGCCTTCTTCCTCTATACATCTCGCAACAGCGCGAAAGATCGACTGTAGTGGAGTAGTGCCGATTGCTGCGGACAAGGCGCCGGGAAAGCCTGGATCCTTGTTGTCGACCGGCGATGTCGTGTTCTCTAAGTCGGTGTAATGGACGTCCCCGACCTGGATGATCTTAAAAATCTGCAAAGTTGTCCCTGTTTTAGAGGTTCCCCAATCTTGCCTCGCTAGGAGCATAGTGCAATCGGAAACCTGTCACGGCTTCTTCGGGGGAACCGCTGGCGGCTCGGTGGCGGCCACTACGGTGGATCTCTCGTTGGCACTAAAGCACTTGAAGCCGAACCCTCGGAGCCGTTTGTGCGGGGGGTCCGCCTTTATGTCCAAGGTGTTCAAGGCGGACCTGCAGTTCCCAGCCAATGTCTGGATGCGCGACCTACTCGCAAGAGAGGCACGTCATCATCCCACGCTTCTCGCGCGCAGACTCGATCGCGTAGCCGCAGCGCATGCAGTTCGCGCCGTCGTCGGAGGCGTTGAACGGGTCAGCGACGCGCCTTGTCGGCGCGCTGGCCGGCTGTTTGCGAGGCCGCCCTGGGTCATGGCCTGCTTCGACGACAGGCTCCTCAGCGGGCGCTGCGCCGGCCGTTGCCGCTACCAACTTCCGAGGCCGCCCGCGGCCCCAGCGCGGCGTCGCAGGCTCTTCAACTTGCGCTGTCTCAGCCGGTGCCGACACGGGCTCCCCAACCGGATGCTTGCGAGGCCGCCCTCGGCCCCGACGTGCCGAGACGACAGGCTCCTCAACCGGGGCCGCATCAGCCTCCGTCGCCGCTGGCTCCCAGGCAGGCATGACGTGGGTAACCGGCTCTGCGGCTTCAGGAGCCTCCGGCAGGGTCGGCATTGGTGCCCGAGATGGCTGCTTCGTCGGAAAGCCACCGTCCCACGAGGCCGCGCGAACATACTGGTCCTGGCGCTGCGGCCTGTCTCTCACAGCACCGCCCGATCGCACATGCACTACCTCAACGGACCTGCTTCCCGGTGCGCCGGCGCGTCGGGGGATGGTCAGCGTCTCTCGCCGATCAGCTGACGCCGGCTTGTCGTCCTTGAAGCGGGCGAAGACGTGGTCTTTGTCGTCCATGTCGATCCGGTCTCTGAAATACCTGCGGCGGTGCTGCAATTCGTTGATTGTAAGGTTGGGGTCGGATCAACAGTTTGCACTAAGCAAGCATTGCGGGGCGATCGGGTTACTGAATTCTGAAGATCGCGCCGAGAAAAGGCCGCCTAATATCAATAGTTTAAGCTTGAGGGTCAAATCGGCCTACCCTCAAGGTTTGGAGACTCTTCGCTCTCTCCGGCCTGAATTCGGCGGTAGTTTCGGCGTCGAACCAGCAAGGTCCGCGCGCAAACCACGGCCAAACCTGCGCCTCAGCGCGGTGCACCGTGTGGGAGAGACAGGTTGTGAGAGAGAAGAATGGAGCAGCGATAGGAACCGAGAACACAACTCTCTCTGGGGCAGAGCGATTGGCGGAGACGGTAACCGACCGGTGAAAATACCGTTCGCGCCTGTCTCAAAGGCCACCCGTGTGCGCCTGAGCCTGTACGCGCGTCGGAGCAGAACTTAGCGCACCGCGCTAACCGACTAGTCCGGCTACAGCAAAGTCTCCGGAGTGCTACTCAGCGACATCTCGAGTCCGCGCAGAACCGCGTCGGCGACAGTCTGTTCAGAAAGCGCGCAATGAAGCGTCTCTGTCGCGTTGAAAGTCCCATGCTCAGCAACTTTGTTTGCGGGTGCGCCGCCCCGACAAAGGCGAAAATACCGGCAAGAGCGACTGCATGCGTCAACTCCGGCCTTTACTTCTGCTGCCATTGCTAGATACCGTGGCGACTGTATTATGTCGGTCACTGAGCAACTTAGCACATTACCAATTGACAATTTCCCAAGGGTTGGATGTTTCATGCCTGCTAGTTCCGGAGAAAATGTGTACAAAGAACCATCATCCGCCACAGTGAGAATGCGCAGCGGCAAATTCTGTTCATTGCCGTGGACCAAGCCAAATTCTTCGTGATGAAGCCAAGACACCAGAGAATCTCGCTCGCGTATAATTAGCCACGGATATCGATGTGCCCTTTTCAGAGCCCGGTCAAAGAATTCAGAAACCTGCGCACGAGCTCCGGGGAAATCCATACTAGACGTTTCATTAGCTCCTTCACGCTCTTCGATGTTTAGGCACAGGATCTTCACGCCTAATTCGCCAAAAAAATCGATGATTTCTTCGGGAGCGCGCAGCGATTCTCGTGAAATCACACAAATAACCTTGAACGGAACATTGTGGCTCTGCAGCCCAGCAACCGCATCCACAACGCGGCGGTATGTTCCTCTCCCAGCGCGAGTTTTCCTGTGCGCGTCGTGCAGCCATTCTGGACCGTCTAAACTGATTCCTAAATTGATCGCCTTCTCCTTGAAGAAGGAGCACCAAGCCTGATCTAAAAGCATCCCATTCGATTGAAGAGAATAAATGATGCGAGCGCCAGAAGGCTTCCTGGCGTCGGCGAGGTCAATCGCGGAGCGGTACCACGCCAAGGGGATCGTAAGCGGCTCACCCGCATGCCAAAGAACCTCAAGCGGGTTCGCCGCAAGCCTCGACTCATAAATCCAATCTATAGCGGCGCTTACAACCTCTAGCGACATTCGTCGTGTAGAACGTCGGTCAGGCAGATAACAGTATGTACAGTCGATATTGCAAAAGGGAGTTCCCTGAAGCACCAGCAAACGCGTCACACCGACGAGATGCGCACTCGGCTCGATCTGCTGGCCGGCCAGGGTCCTAGACTTGTCCATCCATCTCGGGGGGGGGAGGGGGGGGTAATCAGCCGTTTCTGAATTGCCCCAAAATTAATGGGCGCGTGTCACACACGCCAACTCGGAGCGGCTCGAATGCCCGATCGCTCGCACGGATGAGAACGGCGCTGCGAATAGCATCCAATCTGGCGATCGCCGGCTCGGAAGACAAGCCAGAAGCACCCGAGACGCATTGGCCCGCAACAAGCAGCGCACTTGCAATGGGTAGCATGAGGACCCCTCCAACTACGGCGGGCTCTGTGGAGACGGCGAACTAGGGGTCCCCAGTCGCTGACACAGTTCACGCCTCGGCGGCATTCCAGCAAATAGTGCAGGTGATTGCAAGGCCTGATTCGGGGAGTCGCAGGCTCTGAGTCGCATGAGGCGGGCTAGGGCGCGTTGATCTGCGAGGATCCGCCACAATTGGCCAGAGCGGCTGTCTTCAACGATTAAGTCGCCAGAAAGCTCATCAATCCAAGCATAATTAATATCAGCACTCGGTATGCGTAACAGGCCTACGAAAAATCGCGTAGCATCTGGCTGTATCAATTCTATGCGCAGGTGGTTATCTGGAGCGGGCGCGACATACGCGAATGCCCTAGCTGTACCGCCGCCAAGTCGGTCCGGAATGCGCACCTCGCAGGTGCGCCTTGGATTAGCCGATCCAGGCTCCACTGTGCTGGGTTGGCCGCAGTTTGGCTGGGCTGGCCGGCCGGGTTGTGCTCGGCTGACTTGTGGGGATCGAAAGCCGAAAACGCCCTGATAGTACTCCAGAATGAAACGTCGCGCCGAAAGCTCTTCTAAAACTTCCCAAGCGGCGGCCGGCAGGCTGACACCGCGTGCACTCAGCATTCTCCGCACCGCCCCTATGTCGAAGGGTTGTTGAGTGTTGAACGAGGTCGCCTCCTCGATCGCTTTCCACATAGTCGGCGCCAGCTCTACACTCCGCGCGTCCAAAGCTGAGCGCATGGCTCCAACGATGTCGCAAGGCACACCGTCGAGGCGCGGGTCGAAGCTAATTCTAACCAGAGATGCTTCCGAGGCCGCCGAGATAGCGCCATACTCCGGATCGGCAGGCACACTGTAGTAGGCGACCGAAACAGCACACGGAAAGCTGCCCTGCGGGGGCTCCCAACCAGCGTTCGCGCCCGCGATCACCGGGATGAAGCGTGCATGTAGCTGTCCGCCATTTTGATCACTATCGCACTCGCGCTGGCCGGGGCACGGCGTCCATTGTAGCTCATATAGCTCAGGTTTGGGGTTGTTTGGTTGGGCGACCACTAAAAGCGTGCCATTCTCTGAGAGGCATGCTCTGGTTTGCTGCGTGACTAGGATGCCAAAATCCGTTCGAGCGGCCTGAAATGACTCGCCGCTGCGGACGCGTGTTCCGAGCAGCAGGCTTTCTTGGCTGAGTCGCACGCCCGCATACTGGCTTCCTTGCGAACTTGGGAGCGGTAGGGAAGCGACTGCCTGCCCCCAATTTTCAGGGCTATCGTCCTTACTCGGCGTAACGCAGAAGAGGCGGCCTGTTCTCTCCGGCGTGCGGGTATTGCCAAATTCCGTGGCCCCGATCAGACGGTATCTAAACCCGAGAACTGAACGTGCAGCCCAATCCCAGTCACTTCGTGCTATCCGCTGCCGCTCTGGCAAATCACGGAACTCGAACATGTTTCTAAAGCGATCGTCGTGCAGCAGGTCCGCTCCGAGGAGAACGTAAGCCAGCAGCACCGGCGGCCACTCGCCTGCACGCGCGGGCACCGCCGCAGTCGTAAGGCCATACGCGACACTATTTTCAAGAATGCGCTGCGTTTGTTTGTGTGCGCCTCGCGCCTCTAACCACTGATACCCGCTGAAGCCGGCAGCGAGGAGGAGTGCTGCGCCAGCTATCTTGCCGAGCTTGATCAGACGCTTTTGCCAATCGGCGCGTGCCTCGCTAGCCGCTTTTTCATCATCCGCCAGTCGGTGCGCCACCTCCGCAGACCTGACTGTTGTCTCAATGCGCGTTCGGACATTAGCGACATCGTCGCGCGATGCACGCGAGACCCCCCATGAGCGAGCAACTTCAGAACGGGCCAGGAGCCCCTCAAGCTGCAGATCGGTCCAGGCTTGCGGCAGGGTTGGACGATCCCCGACGGCCGTCTTGAGGGCTGAGATGAGGGATTTCGACACAGACGAACGCAATACCGACGGGGATGCGTCGGGTGGCAATGCGGGAGCCTGCTGCGCAATGCTCTCCAGCGCTCGCGCCGCCTCAATCGGCGCCGCGAGCCAAGTGCGGCACCGCGACCAGTTCCGCAGCAGAGCCTCGTGAGAGATGTCCCAAGGCCGCTGCCTGCCATCGACCAACTCTCCGCCCGCAATGTACCCGTAGTCGCTGAGTTGCCTCAGTGCGGCATCCAGCGCAGCGAGAATGCGCGATCCCTCCGGAACCGCCAGGCGCCGCCCCTCCAGGTCCGCGATCAAGTATTCGGCGATCGCGGCTGAGTCTGCGAACCGTCGCGCCAGGTTACCTCGATCATCCACCCTGGCCAGCGCACGGAAGATTGCCTGCAGAGCTGCCTCAGCTAGTACATCGGTCGAGCCGTCTTTGTCGGACCCAAGCACTCGGACAAACGCATGTTTGGCCTTGAGCGCGGCTTCATTCGCACCGCTTTCCAAGCAGGCGACGAGATCAACCGCGGATTCAGCACCGGCCGTGCCACCGCCTTGAAGTATCGCGGTGGCTAAGAGCGGAGTGGTCACGGCACCGGCTCCGCGCCAGCTTTCGACGGCCTTTTCCCACCACACGCGCAGCGCGTGCTGCAAAAGCGGGAGCACATCCGGCCTGTGTCCGATGCCCATCGAAAGCAGCCTAGCCGCTTCAAGCAGCTCAGTTACCGCGTCCGGGTCAAATGGCCAGTCCTGTTGTCCATGTTGCGCTTCACTACCGAGCCCCCACCCAACCATGACTCGCCGAGCCGGACTGACAATCGCGGCTCGCAGGTCGTCGCTGTCTTGCGCGGCGGATGCTGATGCCTCGCTTCCGGGATCGAACAAGTCGATCATGAAGTTGCCGCTGTTTGCAACGCGGGCTAGGCCGGGATGATCGGCAATACGATGGTACTCTTCGCTCCGCATCGTCGCGATAACGTAGAGCCCGCCGGCACCGCGCGGGCTTTTGTCACCCAGCGTCCTGTTTTCGACGGCCAGATGCTCGTGCAGTTCAACGAGCATCTCGTGCAGGGATCTTGATCCGGCCGGTCCCAGTAGCTCAACCTCCGGTCGGAATACCTCCTCGAACTGGTCAATAACGAGCAGCAGATTGGGCCTGCCGGAGCGGAAGCCGCGCGTTAGTCTCGCATCCCGCTCATTCAACTCGTTCAGTACAAAGTCCAGCAAGCGTCTTGCCGGGCTGATGTCAGCGCGCGCGCCCGACTCTACACAGAAGTTCGCCATAAATCTGTCGCGAGCCGCCTTCGCGCGCTGCTTTGCATCACCTTCCGGCGCGGCGTCGAGATCTCGACCGCCCGATTGATCCGGAAACTCCTCGGCTATCAGATCCCCCAAGCTGGTGGCCAGTTCCTCCATCGGCGCTGTTCGAGGCCGAAATTCGGCAGCATACCAGTTTCCTGTTCGGCCCGGGATGCGGTCGGCACCGGTCAGGCGCGGCATGATTCCAGCGCGGACGAGCGACGACTTGCCCGAACCCGATCCGCCAATGACAAAAAGCAGGCGCTTCGCAGCGAGTTCTTCCCGAACCAAGCGCAGCATTCGTTCGCGACCGAAAAAGACGTCGCCTTCTGCTGGTGTAAAGCTGCGCAACCCGGGATAGGGCCGCGGGGGCAATCGTGCGCCTCCGTCGTGCAACGATTCGCCTTTTTGAAGACGGTCAAACGCCTCGAGCATGCGCGCCATTGGGTCAGCAACACCCGCGGCCCGATCCTCTTGGTGCGGCGAGGAGCTCATCAGGGTGACTTACCGAACCACCAAGCTCTCAGACGATTCTGAAAGCCACGCTCATAATCCGCAACGGGCATCATCGCCTCCGGCGTTCCTTCGAGATGGAGGAAGCGCCATTCGGGCAAATCGGTGGGTCGCGCGTATTCATTGTAGGGATGGTGATCGCGCGTGAGATGTAGGAGACCGGCCCCAAAGATCCGCGTTGGGGGTTGACGGTCAGTAGCATCGGCGGCGCGGATCTTGTCGGTGATCGCCGCGAGCTTGCTGCGCAGCTCACTAACAAGATCGGACGTCGGTTTCACGTTCAAATCATGCGCTACGACGATAACTCTCCGGGGAGTTCTGGCCCTAATCTGGCTGGCGAGCATCGCACCACCCTCCCACCACTGCAGACTGGGTGAGACAGAGATGGCAGCGTGCACGATTGTCGCGACCCTTTCCCGAAGCGATTCACGGAGAACGAAGCCATCGTCATAACTCTCTTCCATCGTCAGGAGCGGCTTATCTGTCGATGGTTGGGGCTCAATGAGGTTAGCCATTCCCCCTGGGTCGGCGTGGATGAACTCCAAGCCGTCGGCCCGCGGCCCAAGGCATGGGCCAAGTTTCGGATGGTCTAGCGTCTTGGGAACCCAGATAATAAAGCGGCTTGGCCGCCATGCCGCGGTGCCTCTATCGCTACTTTGGATCACACTAGACAGATCGTCGCGAAACCCAATAGCTTCAGACTGAGCCCAAGATACCGCTTCTCGTGCCGCTGCTGGCTGAACAACGATTGCCCTTGCCGCTTGAGTCGACGTGAGTGCAGGGCTCTGGCTGCTCGGATCCGCAATGGCGGTCCAACCGTCACCAGTCTTATCGATGCTTACCCCGCGGGCGGCCACAATCCGTTCGAGCTCAGCGGAAGCTTCGCTGACTGGCTTTGAAGCAGCGCCGGCTGTCGGGTGACCCAACAGCAGCAAGCACTTTCGCTCCGGCGGGGCTGGAGGCGGATTCGCGCTACCGTCGATCTGATGGCGGGCAGCGTCGGAAGATGACGCCTCAGGCTCGCTGTCGACGGCTCTTGGCGTCCAGCAGACCCTTAGCTTCCCCGCGACGGACTGTATCGGCAGACTAGCCGGAGCCGCATCAAGCGCTGCAAGGATAAGCTTACTAACCCACCTCTGCCCGACAGCGAGTTTGATCACGTCGCCGATCACTACAGACTTCGCGTTATCAATCCTCACCTCATCCTCGAGGCGAAAATTCGTCCTGAAGTATATGGCGACGGCTAAGCGCTTCGGATTCTCAATACTGTCCATGAGGGCGTTGTACAAAGCCAGGCGCGTGGCTTCATCGAGCGCCTCAGAGTCTTCGAATGGCTCAGTCATCGACGCCGGCCATATAGGTCGAGGTCTGCGAACGATCCCAGGCGACGCAGCGCCAGTGTTGGTGGCGCCGGGCTTTCCAACTCGCCACTTCCAGCGCCCTGAGTGGCGAAGGCGAAGCGCTCTTCGGCGCGGCGCACCAGACGTTTGGCGTCGCTTCCAATCAAGTCAGGGCTCGTCAAACACACGCGCCGGAACGCCGCAAGGGCAGCGCGTGCCTCTGTACCATCACCGCGCACGTGAACCGCGGTTCGTACCGCTTCCCAAGCATCGCGCAGATCTGGGACCGCCAACCAATCCTCGCGCTGAGATGCTCGCTCGACTGAGAACACAACATATGGATGATCAACGACTGCCCGGCCGTCGGGCCAGAGCAAACGGAAGTCGCTTGGATCGAGGCGCAGCCTCCCAGGCTCCGGCACCTGCTCCCGAGGCGCGCCCATCGATACCCAAACTCCGGTCCTAAGCGGATTGAAGCCCCGAACGACACCACACTCGAGATCTGCCGCGCCCGACGTGCCGAAAAGAAGCTCGGCCGCACTACGTAGCGGTGCGACGTACGCTTCGGCTGCCTTGAGAAAGCCGAGAGCGCTCGTCTCGGCCAGTTGGCTTAATAGCGTCAGGTAGGGCCCTGCCAAATCACTAGACTTCACAGAGAACAGCCCTAGCGACAGACGCAGGTCGCCCCTATAGGGCGCAGGGCCGAAAACAGGCCGATCGATCTGCAGCAGCTTGCCCTGCCCACCGGGATCGATATCTCGGAAGCCGTCTGGCGCGAGCACTGCCTGCCGTTCGATTCGCCCAGTTCCGCCCTCGTAGATCATGTCGCAGCGCGCATGCACGGCAGCGTGATAGCGGCTCGTCCATCTGCGGGCGTTGACGATCCGGGCCGCGAGGACCCGCAGGGCCACGTAGCTCGTGTCGGGCTCGATCTCCACCCCCGTTTCAGGCCTTCCTGCAGGCGGCCCGATCTCCGCGAAGACCCGATCACGCGTAGGCTCCTCAACCACCGACCGCAGCCAACCCAATAACCAGCCGCCCCCTCGCTCCGCCGCAGCGGTTTCGATGCTCCGCAAGGGCGGCGCCTTCTCGGCAATCGCATTCGCCCTGACGCCGGAAGGAGCAAACATGGTCTCCAGTCCGCGCTCGAACAGCGCCGCCTCAGCCTCGCGGCGCCGCAGCAGGCCCGCCATGTTCGGGACGTCCTGCCAGAGTCTCCGCATTGCGCGCAGTTCGCCCGGGATTGCGGCGAAGTTCTCGCTCTGCATGTGATCGCGAATCGCCCGCATCTCGCGGAAGCGATCTCCCTCTCGCCGGAAGGAGGTACCGCGATTGTAAACGAGAGAGACGAGGGCGCCGAGGCAGTCGCCGTTGAGCAATTTGGTGTTTGGCAGCGCCCGCTCGGTGGTACCCGTGTAGAGCGGCAGCGTCCTGGTGCGAAATACGTGCTCCGCCTCAGTCCATGGCACCGAGATGTCTGCGAAATCCTTAACAAGATCGCGGGCTGCCTCGCCGTTCACGCCGCAGGCGCGCGCGAGGCGCGAGATCACACTCGGCTCGAGGCTGCCGCCCCAGTCCTCCTCCAAGGTCGCCGCGTCCACGTAGCCGAGATCATACCCGATCCCGATGGTGACGCCCGAGGCGCCGTGGGGCCAGATGGGCGCGCGGTAGCGCCGTTCGTAGACGGACTGGCTGGTCACCTCAAACGCGATGACTAAGGCGGCTGCGGACGCCGAGACCTGTGTCTCGCTCGGCGCGCCGGGCAGCGCGGGCCGCTCAAGCTGGGCTAGCTCTACCTCGGCTGCTACGTCGTCGGCGCGAGCGGTCGTGGATGCGATGGCAGCGTCCTCATCGGCGCACGCAATGTCGAGAATTTCCTCGAAGCTCAGCGATTTTGCGCGCGCGTTCGTATCCATGCTGAGGACCTCTATACACGGCTGCGTGCAAATTTCAGTCTTCGGCCCTAGACCGAATACTTCCTAGCCACGCCCAAGCGCAATTCTGGTATGAATGGTCGAATTCTTCTGCATTCCACACGCACCGACATACTGTGTCAAACATTTTTCGTTTCGAAATCGCGATCGATGTGATCTACCTTTCCATCCGATGGAAGAAATCTCTTCGGCTGTCGGCTCCACCGGCACCAGCAACCGTCGGGACGAGCGCGGCCGTGCCGCCTCCGCCTATCTGCGTATTCTTGGGCACAGCGCCATCGGCAGCGCGCTGGAGAGTGTGAGCGCCGGCGAAGCTGCATCCGAGGCGGCTCGCGCGTTGCGGCCCACCATCCGAGAGCTGGTGGATCGACTGCAGCGCCGCTTCGCGGCCGGGGATCGTGGTGTCGGCGCTCCCGACCTGGAGACGCTGCGCCTGCGCCAGCAGGTGCTGGGCGACGCCGAGCGGGCGCTGGAAAAGGCGACGCGCGACCCGACGGGCGCGCGGCTCGACGGCCGTGACGTGTTCGCCTTGGAGGCGCTAGTGCGCACCAAAGGCCGCCCCGCGCTTCTCGTGCAGAACGGCACTTTCGACCCGGACGACCCGGAGATCGACGAGTACTGGGCCGACGCGCTGGCGGTCGCTGGGCCCCGCATCCCGGAGGTGATCCGCTCGGTCGGGCGGATCGAGCTCGACGGCCAACACACCGGCACTGGCCTGTTGGTGGCGCCAGCCCTGCTGATGACCAACCGCCATGTGCTGGAGGCGCTGGTCCTCGACCCCTCGGGGGCTGGTGGCTGGGAATTCGCGGGACGCGTCGAAGTTGACTTCAAAGCGGAGCTCGGAGCTCACGAGAGGTTCGCCTTCCGCATCACGGGGGTCGCATTCGCGGGGCCTGCGCAAATCGGCGAGACCGTAGACCTTCGCAAGCTCGACCTCGCGCTGCTGACAGTAGATGAGCGGAACGCGCAGAATGCGGCGTTGCCGCTGCCCCTTCCCCTCGTGTCCAACAGTGGGGCCGCACAGGGACGGCGAGACCTCGCTATCGTCGGGTATCCCGCCAAGCCATCGCGGCTGCCTCGCTCCGCAGACGGCCGTATTGAACCAGAGGTCCTCGCGGCGCTCGAACGCATCTTCAGGTTCCAATACGAAGTGAAGCGCCTAGCGCTCGGACGCGTAGATCGACGCCTTGGAACGGTTGCGGGCGATGCCGAGCCGGCATGGGCTCTTGGACACGACGCGACGACTCTTGGCGGCAACTCGGGATCGCCGGTAGCGATGCTGCAGAGTGATGAGGACGGCAGGTTGCCCGTCCTGGCGCTGCACATGGGCGGCCAATGGCTTCTGCAGAACTATGCACATGTGCTCGCAGCGGTGCCGGCACTGCGCGGCGGTCGGGAGATCGAGCAAGCCGCAGCGATGCGGTGGACATAGGTGTGAAGTAAGCATTGCGGGGCGATAGCCGGGGAAAAGGTCGATGAGCGACGAAGAACGTGAGAGGCTGTTGAAAGCTCTCCTCGGCGCGTATCTCACGTCCGAGAGCCTCTCGAGTGCCATTTGGATCAAGACTGGCGTCAATCTTGCCGACGACATCAACATGCTCGCCGGAAAAAGAACGGTGTTCGGCCAAGCCATCCAGCTTGCCGAAGGGCAGGAATGGATAGAGCAGTTTGTGCGGGCTACAATGTCCGGCGCACGGCTGTCCGTGCCGCTCAAGGAGGTCGCGGCTTCCTTGGGCCTCGTTCCGCTACCACCGCCGCCTCCTGCGCCTCCGCCCCTGGCTACGCCGACTGACGGGGCGTTGCAGGACTTCGTCCGCCGGCGTCATCCACTATTGCCCATGAAGTCCCTCATCGAGCGGATGCAGGCCATCTCCCGCGCAGTCTGCTGGATTGGCCTCCGTGACAACAGGGAGGAGAATCCGCAGATCGGGACTGGCTTCCTGGTCGGCCCGGACCTGATGCTGACCAACCATCACGTAGTGGATCGGATTGCGCAGGGTAAGTTGGAGCGCGGCGCCGTGGTCTGCCGCTTCGACCGTCTCTCGACACAGGGGGGCGCAGGTGGTCCAAGCGTGGGCCTCGCGGAGGGATGGTGCGTCGACAAGGCGCCGCACGCGCCATCCGACACGCAGGCGGGCGGGCGAGAGCCGAGCGAGGAGGAGCTTGACTACGCGTTGGTAAGGCTAGACAGCGAAATTGGCCGTGCCCCATCAGGCGCGAACGGGAGCGAGCGAGGCTGGCTGCGCATCGCGGGCGAGCCGCCGCCGCTGCTGGCACAAGACATCCTCTACGTGGTTCAGCATCCGGCGGAGACAATGGACTTGGAAGAGGGTACCCAACGCATCGCTGCCGGCGTCGTCTTGGGTTTCGATTCACGCTCTCTACGTGTGCGCTACGACGCGAATACGACGCCCGGCTCATCCGGATCACCCGCGTTTACCTCTGATCTCCGTCTCGCCGCCCTGCACCACGGCACAGAGCCACTAAGCGACAGGCGCGGCCAACGGACCTACAACCGCGGTATCCCGTTGCGGCCGATCCTGAAGCGCATGCGCACCAATGGCGTACCCCAGTTTTGGGAGAACGTTGTCTAGCAGATTGCGGATCGGTGGGCTTAGTGCAGGTTGCCCCGGAAACGAGGAGACCGCTGGAGACGCCGCATGGTTGGAGGCGGGTGCGGAGGCGACGGCGCCGCACCCGCCATCCGGCTCACGGCGCGCGCCGCTTGGTCACCTGCACTGACAGCGTCGCCGATCCGAGATCGAAGGTGGCCGGCGAGATGTTCCTGGCCATGACGCGGACGGTGTTGTTGGACCAAGCCGCGGCGTCGAGTTCGACGAAGCGCGTCGACGAGGCGAGCGCCGCATGGGCAAGGTCCCCCTGCCGTGCGCCGGGGACCGTGACATCGAGCAGGCTGGTCGCGCCGGGCGCCCAGTTGGGCAGATCCCACGCTACCTCCGCCGCAAACTCCCGCTGTCCGACCGGCAGGATTGGCGTGCCGCAGAGCAGCGCCGGTGAGGCCTCCGGCAGGCCGTATAGCCTGACAGCCTCGACCTCGATCTGCCCGTCGAAGCCGACGATGCCGATCTGCGCGAAGGCGACGCCGGGCCCGAGCCGCACCGTCATGCGCTTGTTCAGGGAGGCGTCGGCCATGGCGGCACCGCCGGTCCAGGCCTTGGACGGGATGTTCCACAGCAGCGTGGTGATCGAGGCCAGCGCGTCACCGGCGACGTTCTCGCGGACGTTCATCGCCGCATCGAAGCAACGCACGAAGACCCGTCCGCCATCCGCCCCGCCGACGAGGGAATGGACCAGCGCGAACTCCTTCGCCTGCCCGCACTCCACCACGAAGGCCAACCCCCGCTGCGCGGCGAGCAACAGCCCACGCCCGGTCGGCGTGATGTCGTCCAGCCCGTTGAAGGACAGGCCGGCGAGGGTGGTGGCGCTGGTCGTCGAGGTGGCGACCACCGCCAGCCCCTCGACGCCGATCTCGGTCGCGCTGTGGCGGAAGGCCGCGGCCCGGACATTGGGCACCGCCCCGAGCAGCCGCAGATGCCGCGAGGCGGGCGCCCGATGGCGGTTGAGCACGGTGTTGCCGCAGCGGGTGGCGGTCGCGGTGTAGTCGATGCTGACCTGGTAGGTGTTGGACCAGGCGACCTCGTACTCGCAATCCTGCGCCGCGGCGGTGTGCCGAGCGACGATCGGCGAGCAGGCCTCCATGCGCAGCGCCCGGCCGATGATGGCCGAGCCGCTGGTCTCGTTGAGGAAGGGGATGGCGACGTTGGGATCGAGCTGCCGCAGCTCGAAATTCGGCGCATCGAATACGTGCCGGTTGTGGTTGGAGTAGGCCCCGTCCGCCTTGGACAGCCGGATCCCGAAGCGGTCGATCGAGGGATTGATCCCGGTCGCGATCGCGAAGTGGCCGCCATAGTAGCGGATGGAGGTGTTCCAGGCGGTCGCGGTGGCGCAGCGGATGTCGAGGCCGATCCTATTGTTGAGGATGCGCCCGAGATGGAAGGTACTGTCCTCGACGCCGCGGCCGTCGCCGAGCGTCCGCATGCCGATGGTGAAGCCCGAGACCAGGCGCAGCTCGACCACGGAGGCGTCGATGTTGCGCACCAGGATGCCGATATCGGCCTCGTCGAGCCAGTCGGACTGGGTCTGCCGGGTGACCTGCAGCCCGGCATAGTGCTTCTCGCCGTTGCGGACGGCGCCGCCATCGCCGAGCGTCAGGACGGTGGCCGGGGCGGTGCCGGTGTAGCGAAGCACCCCGTGCATGATGAGGCCGCGGGCGCCGCCGCCGAGGACCACGCCGGCGGCGACGTTCCAGGTGCCGGGCGGGATGACGGCGAACTTCCCATCCGCCGCGGCACGATCGAAGGCGCCCTGGATCGCGGCACGATCATCGGCGACGCCATCGCCGAGACCGCCGAAGTCGGCGGGCAGCACCGTCTCGCGGTCGCGCAGGTACTTGGCGAGATCGGTCTTGCTGACCGCGGTGTCGAGCACCAGCAGGTCATCGATGCGGGCGGGCATGGAGGAAGCTCCAGGTCAGAGCGCGATGGCAGAGACCGGCCCGGCCAGGGCCGAGACGTTGCCCTCGGCGGAGACGGCGCGCAGCCAGTACCAGCGGGTGTCGCCGGCAGTGAGGCCGGTGCGGTCCCAGAAGAGGCTGGTCGGTTCGGCCGCGAGCTTCACGGCGGCGGCCAGGCTGTTGGTGCTCGCCTCGAACACCTGCAGACGGACCGCGTCGGACGGGAACCCACCCGAGAGACGGATGCCGCCCACGATGCCGGTGGCCGTGGGCGCCGCCACCGCCGCGGGGACGAGGGCCTGCCGCCAGCCCGACACTGCCCCGCTGCGCGCCACCGCGCGCACCCGGAAGCCGGTCGGCTCGGCGGTGGGGATGGCGGCCGCCGTGGCACCCAAGGAGCCGCCGTAGCCCTGCCAGGCCGCCACCGAGGCCGGCAGGAACTCGACCTGGTAGCCGGCAAGATGGGAAGAGCCGACCGCGGCCCAGGACACGGCCAGGACGGCAAAGGCCGTCGCCTGTGGCGTCTCCACCGCGATGCTGGCGGGTGCTGCGATGACGCCCGGGTTCGGCAGCACCACGGCGGGGTTCGCGCCGGTGGCGCGCTCATCGACCGCCGGGTTCCAGTCCCACACCGCGGCGTCCTCCTCCTCCAGGGTGAGATCCACACCGCCCTCGGCCGCCAGTGACCAGGCGGTGACCCGCGCCGGGAACGGCGTCAGCCGGTCGAGCGCCACCATCGCTGCCTCCCAGGGCCGCAGCCGCAGCGCCGAGAGGTTGGCGGGGAAGGCCACGGTGCGCTGGCGGCGGTTGCGCTCCAGCTCGACCTTCATCAGCCGCTGCACGGTGCTGACCGAGGTGGTGAGTGGGAACTCGAGGTCACGGTAGATCATCTCGCCGCCATCCTGGGCGACGTAGTTGCTGGCCAGCAGCGGCGGGGCGTCGGTCGGCTGCCAGTTGGCGGCGGGCTCGACATAGACGGCGCGCACCCCGTTGAAGAGATCCCGCCGTGGCCGCGCGCCCTGGATGGTGACGTCGCCGCGCAGGTCGTCCGAGGTGAGCGTCGCGGCGGGCAGCGCCGGCGCGCCGGCATGGATGAAGAACCGCCCGCCGGAGACCACCAGCGCGCCCGCCATGGCGGCGGCGAGCTTGCGGGTGATGGCGATCTTGCCCTCGGCGAGGGACAGTACGCCGTTGGCCGTGTAGCGGCGCTCGTAGACCCCGGCCCGAGTGCCGACCAGTTCGTCGCAGATGTTGGCGGCGGCGATCAACGCGGGGATGTCGATGTCGGACCAGGAGGCGCGCCAGCCGAAGGGCGCGGTGAGGTACCAGGCGAGCAGCAGGGCGGGATTGTCGGACCAGCCCACACTGCCGGTGCGTGGGTCGAGGATGGTGTCGGCGCCTTCGACGATGGCGGCGATGTTGGGCGGGCCGGCGGGGAACGCTTCGGCGGTGAGCTTGAGCCGCACCGCGACATAGGCGCGGCCACGGCCGCGATGCTCGCTGGTCCACTGCCCGGCGGTCTCGGCGATGAGGTTGGCGTTGGCTGCCTGGTCCGAATCGCCGAGATGGCGGTCGATGCGGACCAGCCCGGCGAGCGAGCCGTCGCTCTCGACCTTGTCGCCGAGGAAGACCTCGCCGATGGCGCGCACGCGGTGCGCGGCCAGCACGACGACCGAGTAGAAGTAACCGTCCGCGCGGCCCTCATCGTCGGTCGCCGAATGCAGGAAGACGATGGGGCCGGAGACCTTGCAGCGGCCGAGGACGAACTGGTGCTCGGTGACCGGCTGGCGGAAGGCCTGGGTGCGGCCGGCGCCGGGCTGGCCGGCGTCGAAGCCGGCGATCGCCGCCGCTTGTGGGCTGAGGCTGGCTGGCTTTTTCTGCTTCTGGGGAAAGACCGACTGGCCGATGGCGGAGACGATGAAGGCGGCGCCGGCGCCGACCACGGCACCGATGATGCCGCCACCGACGGCGGCGGAGGCGATGCCGGCGGCGGCCACAGCGATGAGCGGCACTGCAGCCGGCATCAGCCAATCCTCCAGGCAGTGGTGCAAGTGGTGAGCGGGGCACGGAGCAGGCCCTTGGACCCGACGAAGGCGGCACGGCCGCCGTCGACCACCACGCCGAGCCGCGGCGGATCCCCCGCCAGGACAACATCCCCCGCCCGCGCGAAATTCGGCGGGATGCGCGGGAAGCCCGCGCTGTCGGCCGTCGCCTCCAGCGAGGGCAGGCTGCGCCAGCCTGGTCGACGACCGGTGCTGGCCTGCACTGCGGCCAGAGCGAACCGCCCGCAGTTCCAGCGATGCGCATCGAAGGGGCGCGTCTCGACGGCGGCCAGCAGGGCTGCCAGCCGCGCAGGCCAGTCCGGCAATCGGGCCATCAGCTGGCCGGCAGCCGAATCTCCGCCTCCTGCAGGGCGGGGACGAACTCGAAGAAGCGATCGCCCGGATACTCGGCCTGCTGGTCGGCATCGGTGTAGCGGCGCACCTCGGCGCGCTCGAGGTCGACAAGCCTGCTCTCGCAGGTGAGTGAGATGCGCGGTTCCGCCCCGTCCACCACCTGCATGGTGTCCATTAGCCCGGCCCAGAGCGGAAACGGGTCGGCGACGAAGGCGCCCTCGGCATCGAGCAGCGCGCCCCATAGCCGCGCCGGGCGCAGCCGGAAGGACTGCTCGGCCAGCGCGATGTCCACCACCTCCTGCGGCACCGGCGACAGCGTGAGGGTGATGCGCACCGCGCGGAGCTCGGCGGTCTCCTCGATGTCGGAGACCGCACCGATGGTCCCCATGCCCTCGTAGACTGTCCCCGCCCAATTCAGCGGGCCGAGCCCGGTCCAGGCGCGGATGGGGCCCGAGGCGAAGTCGAGTTCGACCAGGACCACCGGTGTGGCGACCGGCGCGGTCGCTGCGGCGACGGCCTGGGGCGAGAGCCGCGGCGTAGCGGTGATGCCCTCCGTCATGGCAACACCTCCTCGAGGCGGATGGTGATGGCGGTGAAGCGCCCCGGCCGGGTGGGGTTGGCGCCCTCGTCGTCGGAGGCGAGGCGCATGGCCACCGTCGGCGTGGTCAGCACCAGCGGCTCGGCCAGCGAGGCGGCGGCGCGCAGCGGCGGGGCGATCGGGATGGTCGCCGTGCCGGTACCGGAGGCCACGACACGTTCCGTCGCCATGTAGAGCCTCCCCGCGAGGCCGATATGGTCCCCCGCCCCGACCGCCACGGCGTTGGGCCACCAGCCCTGCGTTTGCAGGGAGAGAGCGCCGCGCGCCGCGCCGGCCGCCAGCGACGGCGTGCCGCTCCCCACAACCATCCCCGTCCCATCGGTGAAGATGGTGGCGTCCGAGAAGGAATAGGGCCCCGAGGGCACCTCGCCCTGGCTGCGGGGATCGCCGGTGCGGTACTCGCGCCGCCAGTCCCAGATGCGGACCGTGTTGGCCGAGCCAGCGAGCGCCGCGAGCAGCCCCTCCAGCACGCCGGCCTGGATGCGGTTGAGGGGATCAAAGCTGGCCTCGGCGATCCACCGCGCCCCGTCGCGGCGCAGCACCTGGGTGGCGCGACTGACCGGCGAGACGAAGCGCAGCGTGTTGTGCTGCAGGTAGAAGCTCAGCCGCGACGGCCGCAGCGCGGCGGGCCAGGCGTATTCGGTCATGGCTCGCCCTCCCCGCTATCCGCGCACGGTGTCGTAGGCCGCCCCACCGCGGCGGATGGCGTCCAGGGTCATGGCCGAGGCTTGGCGGGCAATCTGGCCGGCGAGCAGCCGCAGCCGCGCCTCGACGCCGGCATCGGCCCCGCGCGCATCAATGGTGATGCTGGTGTGGATGGTCGGGCCGCCCGGCGCGGTGCCGTTCGGCAGCACTGTGCCGGCCTGGCGCGGCACGAACCATTCCGGCCCGCGCTCGCCGACGACATAGGGCTGGCCGGCGGCGACCGGCCCGCCCTCGGCGCGGAACAGCCCACCGATCGCTGTTCCGATGGAATCGAGCCAGCTACCGGCGCCCATGCTCGACAGGCCGGCCGAGACCGCATCGCCGAGCGGCTCGGTGATGACCTTTCGCGCGAGAATGCGCGTGATGTCCTGCAGCAACCCCTCCAGCACGGAGGAGAACTTCTCGCCCTTGACGATCGCGTCCTCGAAGGCGCTGGAGAAGGTCAGGCCCAGCTCCCGCACCACGTCGGAGGTGCGTTCCGCGCCGCGCTGCACACTCTCCTCCGCCCGTTCCAGCTCCTCCATCGCCGCGACCGCCTCGCGCTGGATGGTCTCATCGGGCACCGCCCGGCCGGCCCGTTCCGCCCGCTCGACCAGGCTGGACAGGCTGGCGAGGCGGCGCTGGTAGCGCTCATAGGCGGTCTCGTTCTGCTGGATCAGCCGCTCGCGCTCGCGCAGCAGCCCGTTCAGTTCGCGCTCGGCCTCGCGGGCCTCCCGTGCGCCCTCATTGCTGGCGCGGCGGACGGCGGCGACGCGCGGCTCCAGCCGACGCAGCGCCTCGTCACGCTCCTGAAGTGCGAGGGTCTCGAGGCGGGTGCGCTCGGCGGCGGTGACGCCGCCGGCGGCCTCGGCCTCGCGCAGCCGGCGGACGCGCTCCTCATACTCCCGGTTGATCCGGAAGCGGTCGTCGAGGTCGCGGGTGAGCTCCTGGACGTCCTGCGTCGCACGACGACGCCGGGCCTCGGCCGCGGCGGTGGCGGCACTCTCCTGCTCGCTGCGCTGGCGCTCGCCGGCCGCCTGCTCGCCGCGGGTGATCTCGGCCTGGAGCTCCGTGTATTGCCGGCGCAGCTCCTCCAACCGGGCGGCGCGATCGACCCCGGCCTGCTGCTCGGCCGCACCGACCAGGCCGGGACGGATGCTGCCGCGGCGGACCGGGGCGGTGAGGCTGGCGCGACCGTCCTGCTGGCTTTCGAGCCGCGCGATCTGGGCCGCCAGCGCCTCGGCCTGGCGGCGCATGCCGGCGAAGCGTTCCTCCTCGCTGAGCAGGCCCGCGCCCTGGCGGACACCGTCCACGGCGCGGGCGGCGGCTGACAGCGCGCGGGCCAGCGCGTTGGACAGGCCGATGGCGCGATCGAGCTGGCCGAGGAAGTTCTCGGTCGCTGCCGTCAGCTGCCCGAAGGCGCGGCCGAGGGAGAGCGGGGCGCGATCGAGCTCGGCGCCGAGCCGCTCGGTGGCGCGCAGCAGGGCGGGAAAGACCCGCTCGGCGGTGAGCTTGCCCTCGGAGCCGAGCTTGCGCAGCTCGCCGATCGAGACGCCGAGTTCCTTGGCCAGCCCCTCGGCCAGCAACGGCATCGCCTCGAGGATGGAGCGCAGCTCATCGCCCTGCAGCACGCCCGACGCGAGCGCCTGGGCGAGCTGCAGCGTGGCCGAGGAGATCTCCTGGGTGGAGGCGCCGGAGACAATGGCGACGCGCTGCAGGCCGCCGACCAGGCGGACCACCTGGTCGGAGGTGGCGCCGATCTCGCGCGCGGCGATCGAGAAGCGCTGGAAGGCGTCGACGCTCTCGGAAACCGCAACGCCCGTGACCAGCGCATTGCGGTACAGCGCCTCATAGACCTGGCCCGCGCGCTCGATCGAGCCGGTCGCGTTCTGCAGGCGGGAGAGGCTCTGCGTCAGCGCGTCGCCGGCTTGCACCAGGGCGCGGGCGGCGACCGCAGCCCCGGCGATCTGGATACTGCGCGTGGCGACGTCGAGCAGGTCGAGCGAGCGGGAGGCGCGCTCGGCGCCGCCCTTGATCTGGTCGAGGGAGCGCTGGCCGGTCTCGCCGACCTCGCGCAGCCCGGCCTTGACCCGGGCGGCATCGTCCAGCGAGAGGCGGACCGAGACGCGGCGGGTGGCGTCGGCCATATCAGGTCGTCTCCCCCTCGCGGCGGGCAGCGGTGCCCTCGGCCATGCCGATGCGGATCGCGAGCAGCAGTTCGGCGGCGAGCCAGCCGGTGGCGCCGAGTTCGCGCGCCGCAGCCAGCGCGCCGGCGGTGTCGAGGGTCAGGCCGGCCATCGTGACCTCGGCGCAGGCCGTGCCGGCGGCCCAGCAGGCATGGCCTTCAAGGCTGGCAGGAGCGTGCGAGGCGTAGGGGCAGGCGTCGGCGCAGTCGCGGCCGAGGGCGGCGCAGCCGCGGCAGTACTCGGGCCCGCGGCCGAAGTGCCAGGCGGCGCGAGCCCTCAGCCGTTTCCCTCGGCTGTCACCGCGGCGACTGAGGCCGTGGCGCGGTCCCAGAAGGCGGCGGCGATGTCGTCGAGGTCCATCAGCCGCTCGACCGCCTCGGGCGACAGCGGCAGCTTCTGGCCGGCAGCGTCGCCGACGCCGTCCCAGGCGGTGACGGCGTGCCGGGCCAGCGCCTTGACCAGGAACGCGAAGGACAGGCCGCGCGACATGTCGGGGTCGAGGTCCGGATCGGCGATGCGGATCGCGGCCAACCGACGCGCGGCAGCGGCCTGGGCGGCGGCCATCACCGCGGTGGTCACAGGGCGGATCTCCACGCGGACGCCGCGCGGCAGGTCGAGCCAGTACGGCTCGGCGAGGAGGTCGAGG